ATATCTTACCTGAGGGTACTTTTAAAGAGACGAGCGAGTTAGTAAAAGAGTTAGATATATTTGAAAAGCCGAATCAAGATTGGCTGTTGGATGAGACTGAAAAGTTTTGTAAAGATAAAGCCGTTTATAATGCCATTCTTCAATCGATTGGTATCATGGAAGGTAGAGATAAGAACTTTAGTAAAGATGGCATACCATCACTGTTACAGGAGGCGCTAGGTGTCTGCTTTGATTCTTCCGTGGGTCACGATTATTTCGAAGATTCTTCTGATCGTTTTGATTTTTATAATCGGGTGGAGTCTCGCCTTCCGTTTGATCTTTCGTTATTCAATAAAATCACAAACGGGGGATTACCGAACAAGACGCTTAATATTGCTCTGGCTGGTACTGGTGTGGGTAAGTCTCTTTTCATGTGTCACATGGCTGCTGCGAATCTGGCTCTAGGTAAGAACGTTCTCTATATTACGATGGAGATGGCAGAGGAGAGGATTGCCGAGCGTGTAGATGCTAACTTACTAAACGTAGAAATTGATCAGTTAAAGAACTTACCTAAGCAGATGTTCGAAGGTAGAATCAGTAAGATTAACGGGAAGTCTCATGGTAAGTTAATTATCAAAGAATACCCTACTGCTTCTGCTCACGTTGGTCACTTTAAGGGTTTATTGAACGAATTATCGTTAAAACGCTCATTTAAGCCAGATGTTATCTTTATCGATTACTTGAACATCTGTGCATCCTCTAGATTCAAGCCCGGTGGCGGAGTCAATTCTTATACATATATCAAAGCCATTGCTGAAGAGTTGAGAGGTCTAGCTGTAGAATTTAATTTACCTATCGTCTCCGCTACACAAACTACGCGTTCGGGTTTCTCGAATACAGATGTGGAGCTGACCGATACGTCCGAATCCTTCGGTTTACCCGCCACGGCAGATTTTATGTTTGCCTTAATAAGTACAGAAGAGCTCGAAGGTCTCAATCAGATCATGGTCAAGCAGTTAAAAAACCGGTATAATGATCCAACATTATATAAGCGGTTTATGATTGGTATTGATCGTGCGAAGATGCGACTTTATGACTTAGAGGATATTGCGCAAAGTAACTTAGCTGATTCCGGTCAAGATGAGAACGAGAACAGTAACTTTGGTATGTCTAAAATGTTTAAGACAAAGGATTTCTCCGGCATAAAGGTATAAATAAATTAAAAGGAGGTCCTATGTATCTTGCATCAGCCATAGATCAAGTTTTAGAAGATAAGAAATCTAAGCTTTTAGGACGTCCTACTTATTACCAGATTGCCGGAACTTTAACGCGCGGCTATAAAAGAGCCAGCATACCGTTTAAGTTTAGATTCGAAACATTCGATGATTACGGTCCTGATGATCTATCTGTCTCCGGTCTTTACGACATGGAAGAAGATGTTAAATATATCATACTTAATTTTCCTAAAGAACAAAAGCATTACTCTATTACCAATGAAAATTGGAGAGAGTTTAAATTTGCTGTGTCCCAGGTTTGTCAGCATGAAACGATTCACGAGTTACAGTGGCAGAACAGGGAGACAGACGGTGTACCATGCGCGATCGATTTTCGTAACTTAACGGGTTCAATATCAGAAGAAAAAGAGTACCTAGCCGACATCGATGAAATTGATGCTTACGGTCACGATATTGCAATGGAAATAAAGTTCTGCTATCCTAAAAAAGATCCTTACGAAATTTTAAGAACCATTGATAAAAGAAAGAAGCTCTGGTCTTATAACTATTATAAAAAGATATACAAAGGAGATGATTGGTCAAGAATAAAGAAGAGGCTTCTAAAGAAAACCTTTCAATGGATGCCTTATGTTACAGTATAATCGGAAAGGTTTAAATGAACGATGCACTGCTCAGTGTGGGAGATGTAATTCAGATCGCCCTCATGCTTGCGGCCTGTTACGCCTGTTACTGGAAGGGGAGATACGAGGGTATTGAGGAAACCGTAACAGAATTAATAGATAGGGGTCTACTTGACGTAGAGGAACTAGAGAAAGAAGAGCCGTAAGGCTCTTTTTTTATGACGTAACGACCATCCAAAAGTTGCCAGTAACCCCGAAATAGCTTATAATAACGTATGTTTAAAAGGAATACATTATGACTCAAACTAATTCACGAGCACGGGTTAAGCAAGATATGGTGGGTGGTGAGGGTATGATATTTTTGTTTAGTCAATATCATTCGGCGACTTTGGAAAGCTTTCGAGTAATCTGTAAAGAGCTGATAGAGCAATCCTCTGGTAAGCGTACAACCAAAGATAAGTTCATCTACGAGTTAGAGCGAGCAACGTCTAAGGATGTTATGGTTACCAAGGTAACCAACTATCTGATGGCAGGTCAAGGCCTGGGCGTTTGATAGTATTTTTTATATTATGAAAGGCATTGATATGTTTACAGTAGCAGGTGTTTCCCGTAACGACGGGGTGATTAAGGTTCGTTTCTGTTCTGATAAGGTTCTTCGAATTAAGAACTTGCAAAAGCAGGGCGATACTGATATCGATTTGATTGAGCTTCCCAAGCCTATGACCAAACCAGAAGCGTGCCAGTTTCTGTTGGATCAAGATCAGTTTGTTGCTTATGCATCAGACATTATCGAGATTCTGGGAAAGAAAGAGTTGACGAAAACTGTGAAACAGCCTATAATCAAGGCTGCGAAAGAGGAAGTAGTTGATCTAGAGCTTGAATCAATCAAAGAACTAGCTGAAGCTTAATTCTCTGTTACGAGGGAAAGACCACCGCCCTCGTAACTTTTTAATGGTGGGGCATTTCTATATTAAGGAAATATTATGTCTTTGCAAAACAGTGTACTTAAAACTTTGTCACATGGCCGTCAATTTACTGCCGGTCAAATGGCAGGTTTGTTTGGTACTACAGAAACCTCTGTAGCCGCTCGTATCTCCGAGTTGCGCGCACAAGGTTATTCCATCTATAGCAATACTGCTAAGAATGGTAAAACTGCATATCGCCTGGGTACGCCCTCACGCCGTATGATTGCCGCCGCTTACGCAGCCGTTGGCAGCTCAGTTTTTAACTGATGTGACTTGAACGGTCTCTCCTAAGGGACGCCGGATATCGTAACCGGCATTAATTTTATTATGGAGTCGTTATGCCTTTATTTGTTGTAGATGCTATTCAGATGTTTCGTACCAGATACGTTATTGAATGTAAAGAAGCAGAGCATGCCGGGGATACGGTTACCCTGAATCAGGCCGAGCAGTACAGTCAGATGGATCTGGGTGAACGTATTCTAACGACTAAGGAAATTACCTATGAAGAGTTTCGTAGGATGAATAAATCTTTAGAAGACGGACATGGTGATGGAACCCCTTATCAGTTCGAAAATGGTTCTCCTTGGATGGGAGATAAGATGATTCATGTAGTTAATTATGATACGGAGACTAAAGAATGAATGTTCTAGCACAAGTACAACGTCAACGCGTTCGATTTAGCCCTGACGATAAGAAGCATATCGATCAATATCGTAACTTTGTAGTTAATCGAAAATGGGATACTCCGGGTTGCCCATTTGAATTGCAATGGCCATATCTTAGTATTCCTGATATGATTAAAGATAAGATCATTAATCACTACTTAAAGATCTGATTTTATATAAATAATCCATGATATGTAACTTGGAGTTAACATGGAAAAAAAGAATAAACTTATCGAAGCAGCAGCTGCATTTCTTCATCTGCCAACATCATATACGGTAGTTAATGAAGCTACTGGACTTGATCATCATAAAAGTATGATCGACTTCCATAAAAAAGCAGTAGCATCTCATGACAGTGCACAGAAAGAAGCGACAGCTTCAGCAAAAGAAGCAAGTGATGATGAAGATTATCATGAAGAAGCCCGTCATGAAGAGTCCTCTGATAATCACATGAAAGCTTCTTATGATCATTCCCAAGCTCTAAAAGCACATGAAGCAGCGCATACCGCCCATGTGAGTAAAGCACCTAATGCCGCAATGCTTTCTAAACGCGCAAATAAGTTAACTACTGGGGCTAAAAAATCAACTGATCATTCAGAGCAGTATGATTAATTAGTATTCACCATTGATTAACCCCCTCGCGCAGGGGGTTTTTTATTGTATAAATATAATAATAAGTTTAGGAGAACATATGTCTGAACGAGCTGCAGAACAAGCAGAAAAACAAGCATTTGAAAAAGTAAGAAAACTACTGCCTGTAAAAAAGGTTATTGCTTCCCCTGCAGGTTCAGCAACAAACTTTCCAGATTTTGGCTTTAGAATTGTTATTAATAAAAAAAACGTCGATTTACATTTTGAATATAAAATGGATTACAAAGCTCCCATGGGGAGCATGCGAGATTGGGTTTTTGATGGTACCAACTTTAATCTATCAGCGTCCACCACCTCGGCATCAGATCCAAATAAACAACTGCTGATAGATGTTATGAATAGCAGTTCTAAAGCCAAAACGGAAGCTAAACGTTTATTAAAAGATCTTCAAACCTATTTTAGTGCAAATGTAAAGAGGCTTCATTCAGGTTCTTTAGTTGTTATAACTGATAAGAAAGAACGTAAAGATCGTTTATACAATTTTTCTACTAATACAGATAATACTCAAATAGCAAATATTTCAAGTAGTATTCTCGGTGATCAAATTAAAAAGCATTATCACAAAAAGTTTCATGCAAATTTACAAAGAGATGCAGATTACAGTATTTTGTTTTTTATGATTGGAACAACAATATGGTTTGTAGAAGACACCGGTACTTTACCAGAACCCGATAAGTTGTCTATTGCAAAGTACTTCGGCAAAAATTCTATTAGCGTACTTCCAGCGCTTACCGCTAATTTAGAAGTTCGTATTTCTCCTCGCCCCGGAGCAGCAAAGACCGATCCTAAAAAATTCTGGGCTAGCAATACGAATCCTCATTTAGATGTATTAGCGAGCTTTAGACTTCAATCAAAACCGAGCGGTGGTGTGACAATATGATGCAATTTAACTTATATCTTACTGAAGCTTCAGAAGAAAAACTAACGCATTTAGAGCATGCAGAAGACCATGTCATTAATGATGGTATGGAAGGCTTTGCCCATGCCTATCATAATTTAGAAGACGTTAAAGACCAGGTTAACGGTAAGAAGAATAAGACTAAGATTGCAACTAAGTACGATGGTTCACCTTCTATTGTATTCGGGCATCACCCTGAGACAGGTGCTTTCTTTGTTGCATCTAAATCGGTGTTTAATAAAGATCCTAAGTTAAACTATACACCAGAAGATATCGAAAAGAATCACGGTCATGCACCAGGCCTGGTTCAAAAGTTAAAACAAGCATTAGAACATCTACCTAAAGTAACACCTAAGACCGGGGTCTATCAAGGTGATGTAATGCACTCAGGTATGAAGTCAAAAGATAATCCCCATGGCGACGTTGTTAACGAAGGTGGTAAGTATCACTTCAAGCCAAATACTCTTACATACTCAACTTCTCATAATTCAGCAGAAGGTAAGAAAGTTGCCAGCTCTAAATTTGGAGTAGCTGTTCATACTGCATATGAAGGTAATACTTTAGCAGGAATGAAAGCACAATACGGTGCCGATCTTTCTCACTTCCCTAAGCATCCAGATGTCCATGTTATAAGTACTGTAGACGATGTTCATAAGGCCGATCTGAATACAAACCAGTCACATACGTATGAACATCATATGACCCAGGCAAAACAAGCCTTTAACAGTACCGATAAAAAGCACTACGGTGCTATAGAAGGTCATCAAGAACATTTGAAAACTTATATCAATAAGACCGTAAGAGATGGTACCAAGCCATCGGTTCAAGGTTATACTGAACACTTAAGAGATCGTCATCTTAAAGATATTGCTAAGGTGAAGACAGCTAAGGCTGTTGGTACTAAGACCGATAAGATGCAAGAAGACTTAGCACATGTAAATAAACATTCTGATAAGTTTCAGAAGATTCTAGATATGCATCATCACTTACAGGCAGCTAAAGATCAATTGGTTCATTCGTTGTCTGCTAAACCTAAGTTCGAACATTCAATACCTGAACCAGGATCTACTAAGATCACAGGAGGTAAACCGGCTAAACCTGAAGGCTTTGTAGTTATCAGAAATAACAGACCGACTAAGTTTGTAGATAGAGCAGAGTTTAGTAGAGCTAACTTTGCCGCTAGACCAAGGTAATTCTCAACCGCCCACATATAGATTATACAGGCAAGGCAACTAAAAATCAATGAAAAGTATTAAAGAAAAGCAGATTTTGGTAAAGTGGGCTAAAGCTATGAACGAGCCCATTGATCCTGCTTTGGTTGAAGAAGTTGATCGTTATAATCAGCTACAACAAGAAATTAAAGAGTCCATTCGTAGTAACACTATCAATGATCTTTTTGATGCATCTAAGGTTGCAGTTAACATTATTAAAAAAGTAAATATCGAATACCCTAAACCACCTACGTTTGAAGAACTGTTAGGTATTATTAAGGAAGAGTCCAATGAGCTGGTTCAAGCACAAGCCGCCGAAACATCCACCACCATTGAAGAAGCATCCCCACCCGATACCCCCAGAACCGAAACCGTCGAACCTACCGACTTAATTAGTAGAGCGGTCAATCATATTCATAAAGAAGTCAAGCTAGAAGAGAATTCTTTCCAGCAACCACAACCTACCCTGGTAGAAAAGAACTTTGATGCAGTTCAAAAGAAGTTAAAGTTTTTAGAGCAAGCTATTGGTAAAATAGCTGCGCACGGTCCGGGATCGGGTTCTTATTGGTTGTATGACCTAGGGGATACAAATTATGATATAATTAAGCACCCTAGTAATAATGATATCTTAACCTACAACTCTGCCAATACTAAATGGGAAGTAAATAATGTAACTAACTTACTGGGAACCAGATATCATGGGTCATATTACGATATGACAACCCAGACCGCTAATACTACTAGTACACCGTATTTTGTTCGAATAGGTACAATTGATATACAAGACGGATTCACAACTGATGGTGCAAACATAATTGCATCTTATTCTGGTGTTTACAACTTACAATTTTCTTTTCAACTACATTATACTGGGGGCGGGGGTTCTGGTGACCATGTCGAAATATGGTTAAATAAGAACGGGGCTGATCAGGCAAATACCAATACTATTATACATTGTACATCTAATAATCCATACGTGGTTGCTGCCTGGAACTTTATTGTACCTATGGACTCGGGAGATAAAGTTGCTCTAAGATGGGGCACTTTAAACCGAAATATAAAATTAGAATCTAACGGTCACTTAATAGGACCTGCAGTACCCTCAGTAATTACTACTATAACATCTGTATGAAAACATTTAAAGACATTAGAGAGAACTTTCAAGACGGTCGTAATCCCCAGGATAAGGGCGATATGGCAAGACACGGTCTTAAGGGTAAATCTATTACTCAATTGAAAAAAGTTAGATCTTCTGACTCTGCATCACCTAGAGAAAAGCAATTGGCTCATTGGAGAATCAATATGACACTAGGTAAAAAGAAAGATAAATAAACGGTTAACTAATTAAATACACATGGACTTTATAGACTACTTAACAGAAGCACCGGAAAAACACGGCGTACTTGCGTATGGCCGTATGAATCCCCCCACTACTGGGCACGAGCAGGTTATTAATAAAGTTCATGAAGTTGCTAAAGAACACAATGCTGTACATAAGGTAGTTTTATCTCATTCTCAAGATAAATCTAAGAACCCGTTACCGGCTGATGTTAAGGTAAAGCATGCACAGCATGCATTCCCGGGTACTAATATTGAAGCGGCTTCTAAAGAGCACCCTACTATTCTTCATCATGCAGCTGCAATGGCCAGCCAAGGTGTTAAGCATCTACACGTTGTTGCTGGTTCAGATAGGGTAGAAGAGTACCATAAGTTACTGCATAAGTATAATGGCGTAAAGAGTGCACACGGTAGCTATAATTTTAAATCTATCAAAGTACATTCCTCGGGAGAAAGGGATCCTGATGCAGAAGGTACTTCAGGTGTCTCAGGTACTAAGATGCGAGAGCATGCTGCGGCAGGTAGAAAGAAGAAATTCCATGCCGCGTTACCTTCTAAGATGAAGCCAGAACATAAAGAAGCATTGTACCACGATGTAAGACATCACATGGGTATTCAAGAGGCAGTAGCACCTGGTTCACAAGGTGAAGTAAAGATTTCTAAATACGAATGGGGTACCCCAGAAGGAACTAAAGAGATGAAGCGTATTACCCCTGGAGAAAGTAAAGTTAAAGCTGAAGCTAAAGAAGCCGATTACGGTGAGAAGTTTCAGTCTATGATGAAGAGAGTTAAAGTAAGCGCTCAGTCAGGTCCTAAAAAGACAGTTTTTATCCCAGCAAAATATGGTACAGGTGGCTCTTACAAGGTTGTACCAGATAACAAAGTTAAAGAGTCCGTAG